TCCTACAACTCAAAGAGCTAGGGTAACTTATATTCAAGCAGAAGGCATTGCTAATGCGGTAGTTGTCTTAAGAGATGGAGGATCTTCAGGAACTGTACTTTGTACTTTTAAATTTGGAACAGATGGTTTATCTATTTATGTCCCTGGTTCAGGTATCCTGTTTAAAGAGGGTGTATATTTAGATTTAACAGATACTCCAGGTGTAACAATTATTTATACATAATTATGGCTAACGTAACTTCAGGAACAACTATTTTTGAAAAAGGTTTTTCTATTGCAGATATCGTTGAGGAAGCTTACGAAAGAATAGGTATTGAAGGTGTTTCTGGATACCAATTAAAAGGAGCTAGACGTTCTTTAAATATTATGTTCCAAGAATGGGGAAACAGAGGTCTTCATTATTGGGAAATTGCAAACAATACTATTAGTTTAGTTAATGGTAAAAATACTTACGACATTTTTCGTTCCGCAACAGACGGAACTTCAGATGCTATGTTTAGCCCATTATTTGCTAACATGACAAATAATCAAACAACAGTTGTTGTAGATTCTGTTTCAAATTTTCCAACTACAGGTACTTTACTAATAGGTACAGAACAAATTACTTACACTGGAATTACATCTTCTACAAATACGTTTACAGGATGTACTAGAGGGGCAAACAATACAGCAGCAGCAACTCATTTAACAGACGACAATTGTTTTAATAATAGTTCTTTTATTTATGGGGCTGGAGATTTACTAGAAGCTTCTTACAGAAATAGTTCCTCTATAGATTCTCCTCTTACAAAAATAAGTAGATCTACATATCAGGCTCTTTCTAATAAAACAGCTTTAGGTCAAACTTCACAATACTTTGTTCAAAGGTTTATTGATAAAGTAAGTATTACTGTATACTTAACTCCAGGAGCTTCACAAGTTGGAGATTTTTTAAATTTTTATTACATAAATAGAATTCAAGATTCTGGAGCTTATACTAATGCTGCAGATGTACCTTATAGATTTGTACCTTGTATGGTATCAGGACTTGCTTATTATTTAGCAATTAAATTTGCACCTGAAAGATTACAACCTTTAAAACTTATATATGAAGATGAATTTAATAGAGCTCTAACTGAGGATGGTTCCGAATCTAGTTCTTTTATAACCCCTAAAACTTATTATCCAAATGTCTAATTTATCTAAAGGAAGATACGCATTAGCAATTTCAGATAGGTCAGGTTTAGCTTTTCCATATAGAGAAATGGTTACTGAATGGAATGGTTCTTTTGTTCACGTTAGCGAGTATGAATCTAAACAGCCTCAACTAGAGCCTATTAGATATGCTGGAGATCCTCAAGGCCTTCCTAAATCAAGACCAGCAAGAATAGAACCTGCAACTTCAAATTTATTACCTGGAGATCCTTTTAAAATTATTTCAGGGTCACAAACAATAACCGTTACAGAACCTTCTAATGGAAGACTTACCAATGATGTAGTTGTATTTAGAAATGTAGATGGAAGTCCAGGAGGTGTGGCTTTTACAGTATTCGAAAATGCTTCCGGTTTTTCAATAACTGTGATAGATATAAATACATATTCTTTTACTTTAGGAATTAATCCTACTGTAACTGAAAAATCAGGAGGAATGAGTGTTACAGCAGGACCAGTTACTCTAACACCGTAATTATGGCATACACATTAGCAGACTTAAGATCAGATATTAGAAGCTATACAGAAGTAGATGATTCGGTATTAACAGATAATCTTTTAGATACCATGATAAAAAATTCTGAAAATAGAATTTATAGAGATGCAGATTCTGATGATAATAGATTTTATTCTACTTCGTCTTTAATTAATGGAAATAGATTTGTAACTATTCCTGAAGATTTAAGATTTATTAGATATGTTCAATTAACTAATTCTGCCGGAGAACAAACTTTTTTAGAAAAAAGAGATACTTCCTATATGGCAGAATATTATAATACACCTAGTACTTCTTCAGGTATTCCTAAATATTATGCTAATTGGGATGCAGAATTTTGGGTTGTTTCACCTACTCCAAATGCAACTTTTTCAATAACCCTAGCTTTTACCAAACAACCTCTTAGTTTAACCAATACAACAAAGCCTACTTTAGCTCCAGCAGCTACAAATGGAACTTACACAAGTAATAAATATCAGGATTTACTTTTATATGGATGTCTGGTAGAAGCATATGGTTACTTGAAAGGTCCTGGAGATATGATACAATATTACGAAGGATCTTTTAAAAGAGCTTTACAATCGTATGCGATTGAACAGCAAGGTCGTAGACGTAGAGACGAATGGCAAGATGGTGCTATACGAACCCCTCTAAAATCTGAATCACCATCAAAATACTAAGGAGATAACAATATGGCAAATATAATACCGTTCGCATTTAGAGGAGAACTCTTTTCGGGAACACACAATTTTTCAAATGGAGGAGACAGTTTTAAAATAGCATTATACACATCTAATCCATATAGTACTTCAAGCACAGTATACTTGACTACTAATGAAGTAAGTTCTTCAGGAGGAAGTAATTATGTTACAGGAGGAAAAGTTTTAGCTTCTAATGCAGTAGCTTCAGGAACAGCAGTAGCATCTGTAGATTTTGCTGATTCAACAATTAATAGTGCTACTTTTACATCAGCATTTGCAGCTATATATAATGATGATAAAAGTGATAAATTATGTGTTGTATTAGATTTTGGAGGAAATAAAACTGCTACTAATGGTACGTTTACAATTTCATTTCCTAATCCAGCGACACCAGCCAATGCTATCATAAGCATGGCGTAAGGAAAAAATAAATGGCTTTAGTTTTAAACGACAGGGTACAAGAAACTAGTACAACAACTGGAACAGGTGTTTTTACACTTGCGGGAGTGGTTATTGGTTTTGAAAGTTTTGCAACTGGGATTGGAAATAGTAATACAACTTATTATGCAATTTTCAATGGTGGTACAGCTGAATTTGAAGTAGGCCTTGGTACTTTAAACGGAAACAGTACTACATTAACTAGAACTACAATTATCTCCAGTTCTAACTCAGACAGCGCTGTAAATTTTACATCAGGAACTAAAAACGTATTCTGTACACTACCGGCAAGTAAAGCCGTATTTGAAGATGCAAACAATGATGTCACACTTCCAGCAGATTTAACTGTCGCTGTAGACTTAGACGTTGATGGAACAAGTAATTTAGATATCGTTGATATAGATGTTAGTTTAGATGTAAATGGCACAATAAAATTAGACGGAAATTATCCTGTTGGTACAGATAACGTAGCTTTAGGAAATACTGCTTTAGATAGTATTCAAAGTGGTGGAACTGAAAATACAGCAATTGGTAGTAAAGCAGGAACTGCAATAACAACTGGAGACGCCAACACAGCACTTGGTACTTGTGCTTTGCTTGTTAACACAACAGGAATAAGAAACACAGCACTTGGTCATAGAGCATTAGATGCAAACACAGATGGTAATTGTAATACAGCAGTAGGTATGACTTCTTTAAGTGCAAATATTGGAGGCGATCAAAACACAGCAGTTGGTGTATCAGCTTTATCTCTTAACACAACAGCAAGTAATAATACAGCTGTAGGTTTTGAATCTTTAAAACTTAATACAACAGGTTCTAGTCTTACAGCATTAGGTTCTTTTACTTTAGATGAAAATACAACAGGTGCTAGTAATACTGCAATAGGGTCTAGTGCTTTAAACAAAAATACTACAGGAGATTTTAACATAGCAGTTGGTAGTAATGCTTTATGTAGCAATGTTACATCTGATGCCAATACAGCAGTAGGTTATTTTGCTTTAAAAGTAAATACAGCATCAAACAATACAGCAGTAGGTTTTGAATCTTTAAAAGCTAACACAACAGGTACAGAAAATACAGCAGTAGGCTCTGGTGCTTTAACAGCTAACACAACAGGATTTAATAATTCTGCTTTTGGTAGATGTGCAATGATTGCTAATACTGGAGGTGATAAAAATACTTCAATAGGAATGTCAACATTACGTTGCAATCTTACTGCAAATAGCAACACAGCTGTTGGTTATACAGCGTTATTAAAAAATGTAGCATCAAACAATACAGCAGTAGGTGAGGGTGCATTAATATGCAACACATCAGGTACTAATGGTGTAGCAGTGGGTTGTGGTGCATTAAAAGCTAACACTACAGCTTCTGCTAACGTAGCAGTTGGTAAAAGTGCTTTAACTGCAAATACTACAGGTGCAAATAATGTTGCTGTTGGTGGGGGCGCTTTACAAGCGAATACAACAGCTTCTGGAAATACAGGTATTGGAAGAATCGCACTTTCAGCAAACACAACAGGTGCAAATAATGTAGCTGTAGGTTTGTGTGCATCAAGAGCCAACACAACTGGTAATAATAATACGGCAATCGGTGCTTGTTCTTTATGCCACAACACTACAACTTCAGATAACACAGCAGTAGGTCTTTGTGCTTTACATGAAAACATAACTCAAAGAAATACAGCAGTAGGTGCAAATGCTTTGATATGTAATACCACTGGTCAACAAAACGTAGCGATTGGATATTTTACATTAGATGAAAATACGACAGGTGGTTGTAACGTAGCCATCGGTGGTGGAGCGGGTCGTAACTCTACAGGTACTGCTAATATAGCAATTGGTTCTGGTTCTTTATCAAATAATACTACTTGTAGTAATAACATAGCAATAGGAAGATCAGCGGCACAAGAAACTAGTAGTGCTGATGGTATCGTAGCACTAGGTGCATTCGCATTATGTAAAAATACAAGTGGAGATAATAATACAGCTATAGGTTTTTGTACTTTAACTTGTAACACATCAGGTGGAGATAATACAGCTGTGGGTGTAGAGGCTATGAGACTTAATTCAACAGGTGCAAGAAACTCAGCAGTTGGAAGAAATGCTTTAGAAGGAAATACTACAGGTGCTAGTAATACTGCAATGGGTACAAATGCTTTATTGTTAAACACAACAGGTGGATGTGGTGTAGCTATAGGTGCAGATTCTTTAGACAGTAACACAACAGGTGCAAATAATACATCAGTTGGTGCTTGTGCTTTAGCAGCTAACACAACAGGATCTAGTAATGTAGCTCTTGGTAGAAATTCTTTAAATGCTAACACAACAGCAGGTTTTAATGTATCTATAGGTTCTTTTGCTTTAGCAGCTAATACAACAGGTACTTCTAATACAGCAGTAGGTCAACAAGCATTAACAGCTAACACTACAGGTGGTAATAACGTATCCATTGGAATAAGTTCTATGGCTACAAACACAACAGCAAGTAATAATGTTGCTGTTGGAAAAAATGCTTTAACAGCG